TGGCTTGACCACCACGGGGAAAAAACGCAAATAATTTAGCCCAAATATAAGCATTTACCACGACGCAAAAATGGCAAGCGAAAAACCGACACATGGACAGATAGCCTCAGCACTTGGCGTATCGGTTGCACGCATAACAATTTTAAAAAAGGAGGGAATGCCGACCGACTCGATTCAAGCTGCACTCGATTGGAGACAAGCCCGAGAAGATGAACGCAGACGTCTTGCACCAGTTGTCGTCGAAACTTTAGACGATGGTTCAATCGCTGAAAGAATTAGACTCCATAGAATTAAAGTAAATTTAGCCGGTGAAGTTTGGGAGAATGCAATCCGCGAGCGTGATCCGAACCAGGGCAAGTATCAGACCGCGTATAATCAATCGCTGAAGACACTACTCGATTTGGAAGAGGAACAAGAGCGTCGCTCAATCCTTGCAAAAGACTTTATCAAATCGACTGAAGCCAGAGAGGCTATGCTTCAAATCGTGTCAGAAGTTTTGACTCGTCTTGATAAACTCGCACTCGACTGTGCCGAAGGTTGCAACCCAGAGAACCCTGCGAAAGCCGTAAAGGTGCTGGAGGCTTGGGCAAGAAAAACTCGCAGTGAGATTAGTTCGATATGAAAAAAGAAGATTTGCTCCTGCTGGCTCGAGAAGCGATTAAGCCATCGGACTCTGGAGATATAGTGGATTGGCTCGAGGCAAATGTTTACGCGATACCTGACTCGCCTATTCCTGGGCCGTTCCGATCAGAGCGAACTCCTTGGATAGCCGAAGCACTGCGTATTGCAGCTGACCCAGAGACTCGAATGATGACGGTGCTTGCGTCGATTCAATCTGGTAAATCTTTATTCGCTCGTTTGTTTACTTGTCACGTCATTGCTAATGCTCCTGGCTTTATGGGAATATTTCAAACTAACGATACTGAGGCACAGGATTTTATGCAAAGATATTGCAGACCATTATGGAAAAATTGTCCACCTGTACAAGAAAGAGTAATGGAAATAGATAAAGAAAAATCTGATGTGGCAGACTTTGATAGAATGATAATATATTGCAGAAGTTTTTGGAAAAAAAATAATCTTCAACGTATTACGTTACGTTATACTATTTGCGATGAAGCATGGTTAGCACCCAATGGACATTTGGCTGAAATATCAGCTCGTGTAACTGCTTTTGGTTGGCTTGGTAAAAGAATCTTTATGTCACAGGGTGGTAATGCCGGTAGTGAGTTTCACAATTTGCACGAAGGCACTGACTGCCGTGATTGGAACTTTAAATGTCCTCACTGCGGTTTTCTTCAGCCTTGGGTATGGGAACAAATTAGATTCCCTGAAGAAGCTAAACAAAATGGAACATGGGATTTAAGATTAGTTTCAGAAGGAACTACTTATGAATGCGTTCACTGCTCTAAAAAATTAGCAGATAATAACGCAGTGCGACTCGAGGCAAACGCTGGCGGTCAATTCATAGCCACTAAAACTGCGTCATCAAAAGGCCACATCGGCCTGCACTGGAACTCGCTTGCTACAATGTCTTGGGGTGAACTCGGTGTCTTAATGCTCAAGGCAAAAGAGATTAGCGACGCATACGGTGACGAAGAGCCTCGCAGAATTTTTAAGCAGAAACGATTAGCACTACCGTGGAGCGAAGAAGGTGGCACGATGATTACTACACCAGAAAGCGGTGAATATAATTTAACGGACGATTGGGAAGGCGAAGCCGTAATCAATGCTCGAGGCAAAGTTTTGAATCGTGACGAGGACGGTGCTAAAGGTGCAATTCCATTCCGCACAATGGGCGTGGACGTTCAGCGTGGTCACTTCTGGGTGGTCGTGCGTCGATGGGGTAAAATGGGGCATAGCCGATTAAAGGCTTTCGCTCGTATTGACACATGGCAAGGTGTTGAAGAGTTTGCGAAACTACATGGAATACATTTTGCCCTGTGTATGGTCGATAGCGGAGACAACACTCAAGAAGTCTATCGTGAAGCAACTAAACGAAAATGGAAGTGTGCGCGTGGATCAGGCAACGATGACTTCGCCAGCACCGATAAGAACGGCAATACCGTCCGCAGATTTTATTCCGAGAAGCAACGCATACTTGTCCCTGGCTTACAAAACCGTTGCGAGCTTGTGGTTTGGTCTAACTTGGCTGGTAAAGATTTACTCCACGGCCTTCGTTCTCGTCGATTGCATACATACGCTCGAGACGTAACACCTGACTACATTGAGCAGTTAAACTCAGAAGTCCGCGTTAAGGATAAGCGAACGGGCAAGCCTATGTGGATTATGCCACAAGGCAAAAAGGATAATCATGCCTTTGACTGCGAACTTCTAAATCTCCTCGCAGCTGTGCGTTGGGGCATTGTCGGCAAGGACAGCAGTGAAACAAATTTGACAACGGAGGATGCACCATCAAACTCATAACTGCAGGTTACCTAGTCGCTTGTTTTGTCGTTGTTGGGCAATTGGCATTAGGGGCAAACGGCTGGGTAACCTGTTCAATTTGACAAAATACGCAAATTAAATGGCATCTGGCATCTTCATTGGCTTAACCGAGGACGAATTATTGGCAATCAAAGCCAAGGCAATTTCGCTTATTACTGCCGGAGTTATCACGACTTCTTACTCGGACTCAGGCACATCGTTAGGAAAACAAATCACGATGAACGCTAAAGATATGCTATCCGAGTCGCTTTACGCATTATCAATTTTAGACCCTCAAACTTACGGAAAACGAAACACAGTATTACGCGGTTCATTCCGAAGACAGGACTTCTAATTGATTTATGCCACGCAAGCCATCGATAAAAGTTAAAAAGCCATCGCCTTCTAAAAAAGCAGGTGTTGGCGGTTGGAATATGACCAACTACTCGACGACGCGCGCGCAACTTTACGCACCTGTCGCTCAAGACCAACGCAGAGATTTATCTCCTCGCGATCGTGTTGAGATGATGCGTCGCACTCGCTGGGGTGATCGTAACTCCGGCATGGTTCGTCAAATCTTAGGCGACCTTACGCAGTACACAATCGGTGATGGTATCCGTCCGCAGTCTCACTGTAAGAACGCTAAACTTTACGAGCAGTACTTTTACGATTGGTCTCGCAAATGCGACATCACTAATCGCTTCTCATTTTGGCAGGCTCAATCAATCTTACTCCGCTCCGCAGCTCGAGACGGTGACTCGTTTGCAGTTAAAGTACGCAACGCTAGTGGCGACCCAAAACTTCAACTCATTGAAGCCCACCGCGTCGGCAATCCTTTGCCACCAGATAAAGAGCCAGCAGGAATGCACGACGGTATGCTCTTTGGTGCTTACGGTGAATTAGTAGGCTACAATATCTTTAGATCAGATGGCACATCACGCCAAGTATTAGCGACTGCTATGATGCAGATTGTTGATATGGAATACGCAAGTGGTGCGCGTGGCGTTCCTATTCTCGCAGCTTCTTGGAATGATATTCAGGACGAGATGGAGATTCTTAACTTAGAAAAGATTGGCGTTAAGGCATCATCTGATATTTCGTTAGTACTGAATAAAAAAGAAGGCGTTATCGACGATAACATGGCAACTGAGTTAGGTGCATACGCTCCATCAGCAGGCCTCGGTAATTTAGCGACTCAAATGGGTGGTAAGATTCTAGCACTCGATGTTGGCGAAGATATTAAATCACTTCAAAGCAATCGTCCATCGCCTACCTTCACCGGCTTTCTTAAAGCAATCCAGCAAGACATTAGCCGAGGCATTTTACCTTACTCTTTCGTTACAGACTCTTCGGGCAACACAGGCCCAGGCTTACGCTTAGACATCGCTAAGGCAGACCGCACTTTCCAGAAATGGCAGAACTTAATCATCGAGCAATTATGCGTTCCTACTTGGGGCTACATTATCGGTGACGCTATCGCCAACGGTGAACTACCTGACGATCCAGAATGGAACAAAGTATCGTGGACAACGCCTAAACGCGTAACCGTTGACGCAGGCCGTGAAGCTGCGAACGACCGTGCAGATATGGAACTCGGCCTTATTTCAATGTCTGAACTTTACGCACAACGCGGTTTAGACTTCCGCAGTGAAATGGCTAAACGAGCTGAGGATATGTCCTTCATCGTGAACCTCGCCAAGTCCACTGGTATCCCTGTTGAGATGCTTTACAAGCCAACCAACATTCAACCAGGCACACTTGCACCTTTAGCACCTAATGCGTATGTCGATCCAGAAGACGATACATCTTCGACAGAAAATTTAATTAACCAAAACGAAGACCCAAACGTCGAATAATTTAAAATGAGATTTCTAAACAAAGCACTTAATGGTCGTAGCCCAATGCTCATCGACCCAGTAATCGCAAAACAGTATTCTGCCGATGCCGAAAAATTTGGCTTCAGTGATTTACTCGCTCAAGTATTTGGCGAAGTACCAAAGCCATACAAAGTCGGAACTTACGGAGTTATCCCAATCGTCGGCCCTATCGGTAAAGGACTAGCCCCCATGGAACGCATGATGGGCGGTGCAGATTTAAATGTAATCTCTGACAACATCGACGCTTACCTCGCAGACCCAGAAGTTAAAACTTTAGTATTTCAAATTGATTCGCCCGGTGGCGTGGTCGGTGGCGTTGAAGAAGTCGCACGCAAGATTGCTAACTCATCGAAGCCTACAATCGCTTACACTGACGGCATGATGTGTTCCGCAGCTTATTGGCTAGGCTCGTCTGCTGATCGCGTAATTTCAAGCCCATCGGCTGATGTTGGTTCAATCGGTGTGTACATGAATTTAATCGATGTGTCTCAGGCATACGCTGACATGGGCGTTAAGGCGGTCGTTATTAAATCAACTGCTACTCCGCTTAAAGCTGCTGGTATCGAAGGCACTTCACTAACTCAGGAACAAATCAATTACTTCCAAGCCGAAGTCGATGCAATCTATGCTGACTTTGTAGCCTCAGTTAAATCTAAACGCAAGATGGCATCCGATGAAGCGATGAAAGGTCAGTCGATGACTGGTAAGGTTGCATCGTCGCTCGGTCTATTAACTGGCTTGGCTGATTCACTCAGTGCAGTGCTTAACGCTCCGACTGCCGGCAATACTCCATCAACATTGACCGCTAAGAAAGTCAGTGCATCAATCGCTAAGAAGAAAACTCAAGATGTTGAAGAAGAAGTTTTATCATTACTTACTCCGAGACAGAAGGAACTTGTCGACTCCTACATCGACGTGGAAGAAACTTTCGGAATGTTCAAACAGGATAGCAGTCCTGATGGCGCTCACTATTCTGCCGTGTCTCCTTTTGCTAGCACTGGTCTGCTTTGCCAAAACTGCGTTTTCTACCGTGGCCCTCGTGGTTGCGGACTTGTTGAGGGAGATATTGACCCTAACGGTATATGCAAACTTTGGGTAATCCCTGGTTCAATGATTAAGGAATAATTTGACCGATTACGCAATAATATGACAATCGAAGAACAACTCCTGCAAGCGGTAGCAAACGCTACAAGCCTGACTGTTGAGCGTGACGAACTACGCGCAAATGTAGAAGCCCTCGTTGCTAAAGAATCCGAAGGCACTGCTAAACTCGTTGCCGACCTCGACGCTTCAAATAAAAAACTCGCTGACCTCGAAGTTGCATTCAATGCACTCAGCACCGAGAAGGCAGAATTGTTAAAACAAATTTCAGAACTATCCGCTAAGCAAGTATCCGCGTCTGTTGAAGCTGCTAAAATCGCTTCCTCAGTTGGCGTTGCTCCGGTCGAACTCAGCCCTGCTGACAAAGCAACTGACGAGCCTATCAAAGCAGTGAACCACCTCGAAGTGTTCCTGGCTATGGAGATGGGCGCTGAGCGATCTGCTTACTTCGCAAAACATAAAAACGAAATAATTCGTTCAATCTAATTTTTCTCTCACTAATTACTCACTAAACTAATATGGCAAATTCCATCGCAACCGCTCCAGCAATTCTCGCTGAAAGCGTTATCAACTCCATCAAAGGCAAACTCCCTGCACTCAAGTCTTTCTCGAGCGTATTCTCTACCCTCGAAGGCTCTGCTGGTAAGTCTGTCTTCGTTCCTTTAATCGGAACTTCAACTGCAACTGAATTTGGTTCTGGCGGTTACCTTACTGGTGACGACGCAACCCTCGCAGGCGTAACTGTAACTCTCAAGCACTTCAAAGTCTCGAGCCGTTTCAGCCCTCTCGACGTTAAGTCCTACGGCGCACAGTACCTCGTCAACGCTTTCACTCCTACTGCTTCAAACGCTATCGCTGAAGCTTGCATGGCTGAAATCGCAGCTCTGATTACCAACGCTAACTACTCTTCAAACGCAGTAACTGGTTCAAGCCTGTCCTACGCTGAAGTTGTAACTGCTAAAGGTGTACTCGACGCAGCTAAGGCCAGCGACACTCGCGCTTTAATCGTCAATCCTACTTACGCTAACAACCTCTTAACCGACGCTCAAATTGCAGCTGCCTACGCATTAGGCGCTCAAGTAATCCAAAGCGGACAAATCGGTCAGATCGGTGGAATGAGCGTTTATCAGTGGTCAAGCCTCCCGACGAATAGCGAAAACCTCGCTGGCTTCGCTTGTGGTTCTGACGCTATCGCTGTTGCTTCTGGTTTACCTCTCGCTGAAATCCCTGGCTTCGAGTCCGCTTCCGCTGTTGACGCTGACACTGGCTTAGGTATCCAAATCCTCATGGGTCAAGAGCAAAGCGGTTACTACAACGTAACTGCAACCTTACTCTTCGGAGCTGCTAAAGGTCGCGCTACTTCCCTCACTCGTCTCTTAACTGCCTAATTTTAGGTAGAATAAACGAGAAAGACCCTCACTGGAAACGGTGGGGGTTTTTTGTTGTCTGACACTTTACCCGTCCTCGCAATCAAAACGCCTCCTATGGCATTCTAGACACCTTTACGACCCCATCCACAGATTGACCTAAACCGCAATTTATATGGACGATAACCTTAATGCTATGTTTTTAGCCGATGCATTGGACATCGTCGACGAGATTGGACTCCCGGTAATCATTAACGGCACGACCTATCAATGCTCAGTATCGGACGCTACCCTTACGCAGTCTTTCGAGAACGGTGGCCTTATGGATCAGATAAGCACCCTGATTAAAATCCCTGCCACGACCGCCAATCTGACCAAACGCAATACGGATTTCGCAATCGGCAAAACCTGCACTTGGGAAAATAACGTCTACCGCATTACAGGCACAACCTACAAAACTGGCTCGGCTTGGATTCAAATAAGCGTCCGAGACGTAAACCAGCGATAATGGATAATGTAGGCGGAGGAATAAATGTTATCATCAATCAACGCCTTGTTGATGGATTGCAAAGAACTTTTGCTGACTTCAAACGCGAGACTCGTCAGATTGTCGAAGATGTTTTAAAAGAGGAATCATGTCTGACTGCGCGTGAAGCTATGGTTTATACTCCACCTATGGACGGATCTGGTGGCGGTAAAGGCGATATGAAGGTAGCAGAAAAGTGGGGCAATCGAGCCGTAGAGTTTGATGTGCTTTCCGTAGTGTCTTACGAAAACAAAGCCCTTGCCTCAGCTGTAGGCCCTAATGGTAGCAGTCGTAAATTTGCAGATTGGAAAAGTGGCAAACGACCAAAGAAGCCCGGTATAATCCAAAAGATATTTGATGATAATAATTTTGGTCGTGCGTATAACAAAGCCAAACAACTTCTTTCGCATAATACCAAACTGACAATTTATAGCACTCAAGCTCAAATTAAAAAAGAACACGATTCACAGCGTCAAAAATACCGTGGTCGTATTCGCAAGAATGGCGGTGGTCGTAGCATCCCTGCATTGGCAAACGCAGCTCAATTGAAATCTTATATTGAAGAACGTCAAAAGCGAGTAGGCTACATGAAAGCCGGTTGGCTTGATGCTATCAGAAAAGTTGGCCCTGCACAGATTAACGGAATGCCTAAAAACTTTGGTATAAAAGATTTACCTTCATTCATTACACGCCATCCGAACGGACACGGACAAGTTGGCATTAACATTACCAACGGCACTGGTGGTAAATCATACATAGTAATGCGTAACGACATTGGTAACATATTCAAAGTTGCAGATCAGGCACGAACTTATTTTAAAGTTATTCAAGCCAGAACAGGCAAAATGCGACTTCGTATGCAACACTTTCAAAGAGCTGCGATTGAAAAATTTAAAAACAAAAAATCATAATCATGGGAACCAAATCACCTATCAATATCACCGAAGACGCTTGTGCCTATGCACTGTCCCAGGCATCCGAGTTATCCGGCATCGCAATCTACAAAGGCCAATCGGCTGGCACGATGGAACTGCCTTCTATTATCGTCACTTGCGATACGTTAAACTTCCCGAATGATATCCCGCGCGGTTCAGGAAACTATGTCGCTCAGGTCAAGGTTGGCGTATTCACTTCAATCGACGGCACAAACGCTTTAACCAATCATCGCAATATCTGCCAGATTGTTATGTCTGTACTTGATAATGTGGTTAGCGTTAAGGCTGGTTTTACATATTATGGTGATGCTTCAGCCTACGATTCGCTAATGACGTCAATTGATACTGGGCAAGGTGATCGAGCTTACATGACCTCATTAAATTATAACGTTACCCTGGTATTGTCGGCAGTTTGACTTTTAACGCATAAATAAGAACCACCATGCCAAATACCGTCGTCACTAAAGGAACAGCATTTATCTACGGAGTAGCAGGAACTGTAACAAGTTTGACTGTTCAGTCCTATACCGTCTCAACTTCCTTTGCTAAAAATGACGAAGCCATGGATGCTAACGGTCAAGTCGTTGGTGTTCGTATGTCGGATAAGCGTCAAAATCTTTCAATCGAAGGGTTAGTACCTTCTGCTTATACTGGTGCAGTTGGAGATAATCTTTCTTTTACTGGTAACGGTATTGCTTTCGCTGGTCACATTACGCAAATCGAAGAACGTGGAACGAACAATGGTTTTATGCGCGTCTCGATTACTGCTATCGACTACGAAGCATTCTAATTAACACGCTTCACTTTGAAGTAACTAGGGCGTAGGATTGGCTAATGGCTGACCTACGCTTTTTAGCATCTTGCATTGTTCCGAAGCGGACAATTATACAGGGTAAAATTCTTAAACCGTTTTGCCTCAAATATCGTCTTTGGCTGCAAGCCATCGGCAGTCCGTTTATGCAACCTGATAAGCCGATACAAATGCAGGATTTGGTTATAGCTCTAAAAATCTGTGCTGGCGAAAGTATGGATAAAAAGAAACTGCGTGATTACTGGATTTATCTGAAACTTTTATTTAATCGTGAAGAACGAACTAAGGCATATGAAGCATTTATAGCCTATACATCAACGCACGATACTTGGCCTAAATTTTACGAGGACAATAAGACAACCAGCGGATCTAGTACCGGGCTTCAATGGGAATTGTCTGTTATCGCCAATCTATGCAAGAACGGTATCAGCTTTGAACAGGCTTTGAATATGCCTGAGGCTTCCGCAATCTGGTTATCGACGGCATTTAGCATTCAGGCTGGTGCTAAAATCAACTTACTGACTACGGACGACGAAGCTCTAATTGACCATTTGGCAAAATTAAGGGACGAAGAACTTATAAAAAACCAAACAAATAACAATGGCTGACGACTTATCATTTACCATCAGTGCAAACGACCAAGCATCAAAGGCGGTCGAAACAGTACAGAAGAAGATTCAAGATTTTGGTAAGGATATTGCAAAGATGGCACTCGGTGTCGCAGGCCCTATGGCTTTATTACAGGCTGGTATTGGTCTAGCTATCGATAAATATAAGGAATATCAGCAGGCAAAGATTGATGCGCGTAAAGAAAAGGAAGCCGAGTTAGACGCTATTGCAAAGGCTGAACAGGATAAAGATTTAGCACGTCAGAAGCAAAGTGTTGAGGCTTATAAAAAAGCCGAGGCAGAAAAGACTGCATTCTTTAAGCGACAAGAAGAAGAGCGTAAAAAGAAACTTTCACTACAGGAAGAAATTAAGCAATTAGAAGAAGAGCTGCAAAGAAACTTTGAACCTTTAACAGGTGGAGATTTATTAGCAAAATTATCTGAGGATTATAAAGACGCTCGAAATAAGGCTCACGATATTTACCAACAAAGACAGGCTGGTCGTCAGGGTGTAACTGATTCTGATGTTTATGAATCTCGCAAAAAGGAATTAGAAGCACTTAAAAAGTTTAAAGAAGAAGAACGGAAACAAAACGAACAAATTGCTAAAGATAAAAAAGAAGGAGTTGTTAAACCTGAGGAAACTAAAGCGGTCAAAGATACTGTAAAAGTTACCGTCTCAAGCCTTCGTGAAATCGGTGGATCGTTTGGTGGTGGCGATGTTACTACCGGCATTGAACGCCAAGTTGAATTAGCCCAAAAGCAAATTGATGTGCTGACAACTATTGCTCAAAACACATCCCCCAAATCTGACGTTGGAGAACCCGTACAATTAGGTGATACTAAATTTACAGAGTTTGGCGGATACGAAGGTTTCTTAGAAGCCATCACTGCTTACCAAAAGAAATAACTTAAAATGTCTTACACTGAAATTACAAAAGGAAACTTCCGAGGACTTGGTGCTGGTAGCATCAATACAAAGAACCCTCAACTTCAGCCTAATTACTCGGTAGAGTTTGATGGCTACGGCCTGATCACTGGGCGTGCAACCTTTACCTGTACGGCTTCAGCTGCGCCGTCTCGTATCCCTAAACGCGGTGATGTATTCCCTGGTCGTGAGAAACGCCTATATTGCCATCGTGCAAGTTATACAATCACAGGCAATAACCTTGCAACTATTACTGCTGAGTACTGTGGAATTGAGTCTGGTACGCAGACTAAAATGGTCTTACGCGGTGATACTGGATTAAGTACTGAGCCAATTAAATCACATAAAGATTTTAAGAAAATACTTCAACCATTAGGCTGGAATATCCAATCGCAATCATTTCCAGAAGGGCCAGAAGGAACAATGTCACAGTCGGATAATTACGCTCTTACAGGAATTAAAAGTTACGTTCGAGCAAACATTCAAATTCAAGGCAGTTTTTATACATCAGATAAGTCTCTTCTAACTCATTATATTGCTGGTGTTGGTAAAACATTCACTTCAATTCGTGATGCAGACTTTAGCATTTATAATGGATGCTATGTTAAAGATTCAGATTACCACGATAAGCCTGGCATGATAACCAATGTGTCTCACGAAGAGTTTGGTAATCTTTATAAGGTTAATGTATCATTCAGAATTGCACAAGGTGGCTGGCACAAATTGATTTATAAACCAGCAGTTTAATATGGGAAATATACTACAGCCAGGGGACGGTTATTTTTTAACTAATATGGGTTCGGCTAGTGTTTTGACTATGGATAATCAGGTACAACTTTATCCTGACATCCCATTGACCGTTCAACGCGCAGCTGGTGATCGTAAAGTCTACATCGTCCCTGGCACAGTTAATCAGTTAATTCCAAAGGTAGGTAGTACATATATCGACGCACTCCCCCGACCTACGATTTCGGTTACGGCTAATGGTTATATTATCCTAGAAGTCTCTCGCGTATCCGGTCAGCCGTTCCCCAATAATCCGCTTATTTACTACTCATCTTCAATCCCTAGCAATACATCGTCAAACGGTTACTTTGCATTGGCTTCTGTAACAGTCACTGGGAGTGCAGCTATCGGATACGGACTTGTGATTAACAATTACCGCAGTCCTTACATCGGTGCAGTATCCGTAGGCCGTCAGAAATTTGGCACATCAGCAACCTACTATTGGTGGGCTTAATCGATGGAACTGCCATTACCGAACGGTGCTTATGGTTATGGTGGCGTAGGTGCAATTTATGCTCCTGGCTTATCACCTGTAGTTGAGGAATGGTCTTCCAGCAAATCGCCTTATTATACTTATGGTGATCCAGTCGTTTATAAAGGTTTAGTCTATAAACTTAATTATGCTTGGGACGGAACGACAGTTGGTGCGCCTGATAGTCAGGTCGATGTAAACGGTAATCGAGTCTGGACGCTTGCAATCGACGCAGGCAGTCATGAGCAGTATTACGATAATCTACATTTAAAGGATAGCAGTAATTGGTACTTTTTAGCTCCATGCCATACACTGTTTTATACCAATTATAGTTATGGTGGTAACACTAAAACGCTATTTGAACATAGCCTGCAAAGAGATTCAAAGCCTAAGCCATACTATACAGGCTCAGGAGACATTGGTAGTTTTAGCGTCGATGTTGGAGCTGCATTAAGTATCCCATCAAATCTTTATAAACTTGTTATCACAAATAACGCCCAGAACTCATCATCATCAGTTGGCAATTTAGTTGGTGGTATATTTGAATACCTAAAAGACTTTCCTTACACAACGGCTGGCGACCCACTTGGAACGCTATTGCACGAGACTGCTATTACTTACACACTAGCAGAAAAGAACTGGTGGATGACTCCTGAATACGACGACTCTACAATTCCCACGCAGACAGTCACATTCACAGTCGATGGCGTGACATATAACCGCACCGTTAATCTTTGGATGATATTTATTCCTGAAACTTTCTTGGGACGTACTTACACAGGGGCTTACCGCGTCTATCGACCATACGGATCTAGCACTGGAATGATTGAACGCATCGAACTAGACACGGTTACTCCAGACCTTATAACCGACTAATTGACCCTTTGGCATAATTAAGAACACAGGCGACCATGGCACTACCCACTTTAAAGTTATTTATAGACCCTACGACTAATACGGCATACAAAGGTTTAAACAGTAACGACTACATCACTGACCCTTATTTCTTCTACGGTGATACAAAAACTGTTGAATTATATCTCCGCAAGACTGTTGACGGTGTTAATCAGTTAATCACTTGGCCTGCGTCCCCGACTATCAAATTAGCCCTCGGCCCTATCGACGATGTGCCAACCGCCGGAACTTTCACAGTTACTTACGGTGCAAATACAACCTCGGCATTAGCCTATAACATTACCGCAGCTGCATTACAAACTGCCCTCAACGCTCTTGCGAGCATTACCTCGGCTGGTGGCGTCGTCGTAACCAAAGTAGGCGATAACTATAATATCGAGTTTAATAACAATGGCGACCGCACGGCATTCACCGTCAACGCTGGTGCATTGTTCCCATTATCTACATCGGTCATCACCGTGGTACAGGACGGCACATCAACTAGCCCTGAAATTGTTTTGATTCACTTACGTCAATCGCCAGCAGTTTCAACCACTTCATTCAGCGCAACAGGCTCAGGCACTGCCAGCATTAGCACTTTATCGGCATGGGCTACAAGCGGACTCGATGGATCAGTTACCTACGCTATCACCATCGACGAGAAAATCGTGGACGGTACTTTTACTTTAACATACTCGGCTAATACTACCGACTATAATTTTATTTCATCGCCAATCGACTTCGGTGCATCGGCTTTGGATATTTATAATGCAATCGGTCTGACAGGCACAGTAAATAATAAGCCAG